CTATTAGAGTATATCTTGAATTTACCCATCCAAAATAATTATTTGTCTCTGAATTTCTTGCATCAAAATCAAGATGGTCTGTTTGTGTATAGAATCCAACACCGATATCATTTCTGCCTGTTACCCATCTATGAGGATTCGCAACAATAACACCATCCCTATATGACCCTGAAAAATCGTCATTAACAATCACATAACATGAAGTTGAGCTTGAACTTGATGAACTTGATGAACTCAAGGAACTTGATGAACTTGATTCAGAACTTGAACTTGATGAACTTGATGAACTCAAGGAACTTGAACTTGATGAGCTTGAACTGCTTGAGCTAGAGCTTATTGAACTGCTTGAGCTAGAACTAGAGCTTGATGAACTCACCGAACTTGAAGATGAACTTGAACTCTGTGAAGATGAACTTATAGATACAGAGCTTGAACTTGAGCTACTTGATGAACTTCCCGAAAAGGAACTTGATGAGCTTGATGAGCTTATACTTGTGCTTGAACTTGATTTAGATGAGCTACTTAGTGATGAGCTACTAGATGAACTTGACCGAATTTCGGCAATAAAATAGTATCCATCTGTAGAATCATAAGATTGACTTGATAAAACCTCAACCTTGAAATAGAATCTATTACTTGTATCATAAAATGTATCATGGTCTCTAAGCATGTTATTAAACTGTTCATCTTTTTAGCATGTATCTATAATTAATAGTTTTGTGCAATGATTTGTTTGATCACCATCATCTGTATGCACTTCCCAATAAATATCATATTCAGCCGCACTTGCTGTTACTGTTGGGCCTATTTGAGTATAGATTTGGTTGTAATTAGGTGGATTAGATATTGAAGCTTGAGACCTTGGAACAACTATATTATCTTTAACAGAACCTTTTACTTCATAATATGCCGCAGAAGGACTTAGTTTTTCTCCATTATCTCTCCATACACTAATTTGAACAGTTTTCTTATCATTTTTGCATAATTCTAAATAAGTTTTTTCAGTCATTATTTCCTCTTTCTCTTTTTACCTTTTTGTTTTTTCTTCTTTAAACCTTTTCTAAAACTCAATGCCTTTCTAAATTTAGCTCTTAATGTTGTAACAACTTTCTTTGAAAAGTCTTTAGAATAGGTAGAAACAACAACTTTTTCTATATCCTCAAAAGGAACCTCTTTTAAATTTGTTATATAATAATTAGGTTTGAAAAAATATCTCCTAATTCCCTTCTCTAATTCAGGATATTTAGACTGAACCCTTTGCCAATGGAATTTAGGTGGAGTTGGAGATTCCAACACTTTCAACCAATCCTTCATAAACCTCTTTCTTATTGCTCTTGGAAGGTATGTAAAGTTGATTGCCTGTATGATTCTCCATTGGTGCTTTGATCTTGGATGTATACCCTCAATACTATGCATGAAAATTATAGTAGGTTTTGGGTCATGCTCCCATGCCTGATATTTAAAAGTATAAACATGACCTGTTTTTAATGTTACACCTTTGAACCTTTTTTTATATACACGTTTTAAACCTGTTGCTACTCCTGCCATAGCTTACCTCTTATACAAAATTCCAAATTCTGCCTTCAGCACTTTTGAAGCTTGCTATTTCATCAGGGTCTTCAATGTCACCTTCTTTCTTGACTCCTGCAAAGTATCCTTCAGCATTTGTACCTGCAAAACTGATATAATCATCACCGAACATAGCATCTACCCTATCCCCCGGTCTGAAATCCCCCCACCAATTCATAAACTGAATGGGTCTCATTCCTTCATACTTTGAGGGATTATCAGGATAATCATTTGCACCTATTGTTTCGGTGAACATCTCTATTTTTTTTAGAATTTCATCTCCCATTTGATTCTCCTTACTCATTAAATCTTATTTTCATATCTTTGAAATTTTCTTTTGCTTCTTTTGAACTAGGAGCAACCCATGTCTCCTTTCCGTTTTTCTGTTTTCTTCCAAGAACATCTGTATCCCACCACATCTGAACAATATTACCCTTTCTATATAGAGTACCCTTGCTCTTTTCTGTCTTGGAATTTATTTTAACAACTTCATCATAGTTTTTTCTTAAATCTACATTCTTTGATTCCCCAAGATATTTATCTATTAAGTCCATATTATTTCCCCCTAAACAAATCTTTTTCAGTCAGAACAACAAATTTCATGCCAAGTTTCTTACAATATTGATCTGCCGCTTTAAACTTAGCTTGATTTGTTGATATGGTTTGTTCCATTATTCTAAGAGTCTTCTGACTTTTTTTGCCCCTCTTAGGCATACGGATATCCTTTAATGGTTTAACTTCAGCAATGAACTTACCTCTGTCCTTGAACATGACATAAAAATCAGGATAATATATTCTGTATTTGTTTCTTACAGGGTCAAAATACCTTATTCTATGACTCTCACTTGACCATTCAAGAACTCTTTTATTATAATCGAACCATTCACACATCCTCAATTCCCATTTTGACCTGCAAATAACAGGATATGTTCCTATGTATTTTTCAGGATATCTTGGGATGTATTCCCTGTCATTCTTACTGAGCTTGTGCTTCTTGATCAAAATATATTACAAGAATTTCCTGATTCTCTTGCCCCTTGCTGTTTTGCCCGATGTGGCTTTACGCTTTTTCATCCGTTTCCATTGTTTATACTTAGTTGTCCTTCTGAACTTTTTAGCTCTTAGCTTGATTGCCGCTCTATTTCGTCTATATTCCATTCTTCTCTTACGCTTATCTGAAGGTTTGATCTTAACCTTCCTTGCCGAAACACCTTCATCAACATCCTCATCATCATCAAAAATCTCATTGATATCATCATCAGCCACTTGATCAATAATATCCGTAACATCATCAACTTGATCTTCTGTTAGATTATCTGAATTAAGATTCATGATGAAATCAAGCATCCTGCTCATAAGTTCAGTATCCTCATCAGGCATGAACTCATCAACTTTTTCATTTTCATTTAGATAATTGTCCAACTTATCTGCAATATTCATAACATCTCCTATCCTATCTTACACTACTTTGACCTTTTTTGTATTTTTTCAGCCCATCTCCACCTTTTTCAACTTTAGAATTCCATGCTTTATCAACTTCATCAAAGAATTTCTTCTGTTTATCTTTCGGTAGGTCTTTATAAGATTTGATTTTATATTTCTTGAGCATCTCTTTGAAAAAATCATCATACTCTTTTCCACCTATCTTAGCTTCATGAAGTTTGATTCTATCTGCAAGTGTATTATTAAGCTTATTAAGAAGATCATCAATTCTGTCTAATATTTTCATTCTCTATCACTCCTTACCCTTTTATTGTATTGTACTTTATTTCTGCCTGTAGCAGTCTTTCCCCTTCTTGAGTTAAGCCTTCTCATCTTAGCTCTTTTCCTGCCTTCAGAACTCCTTCTAAATTTCTGCTTACGTCTTTTGATTTCAGTCTTGTTTGACCTATACCATTTCTTTGAGTATTGATTCTTACTAAGAGTAGATTTTTTTGCCATCCCCTCTTTTTCCTGTAAATCATCAAGTTCAATCTGAAGACCGTCTATCATATTTATGACCCCTTCTAATTGAGTATCGGTTAGCTTATCAGGGTCTAAGTTTATGATAAAATTAGCCATTTTATTGAATAGCTGTTCATCAAACGTAAATTCAGCCTTTACCTTAGTTGAACCTTTAGGTAAAACCTTATCTTCCTGTTCAAGGATATCATCAATTTTATCAAATAGTTCCATAATTATTTCTTTTTAGCAGGTTTCTTTTTCTTATTTCCACCTTTGACCTTCAATTCAACATCAACATTATTCTCATCATCAGCACCATCTTCTTCAGGTGGAGCATCCCCTTCTTCAGGTGGAGCATCCCCTTCTTCAGGTGGAAGGTCTTCAGGAGCACCACCACCACCAACTCCATCTCTGATATCCCGAACCCTACTTTCCTGTTTATCGAACATTGGAACTATCTTTTCCTTTCTGTCAACTGCATTGACAATTGCCCTCAATGCCATAATAAATTCAGAATATTCCTTTGACATATCCGCTAAAAGCTGATGAGCTTTCTTTTGAAACATTGGATTATCCTCTGTTTTCATGATCTCATCTTCAAGACCATCAACAAAATCCTCAATCATATCATCAAGCTCATGTAACTTTTTAAGCATCTTGGTCTCTTTTTTTGCAGGTGCTTTGCCTTCTAATAAATGCTGTCTTAGTTTTCGTTTATTCATATTATTCCACCTTCAATTAAAATTTGAATCTGTTCTCTTATTTCAGGAGTAAAAAAGGATAAGGTCTTTTCAATATCATTAGATTTTCTAACTAATTCAATAACCTCTGTTAGTTCCTTGTTAGTATCCAAAGATGCTGAAATAACATCCTTTTTTTCCTGTACCTCTAAATAGTTATCTATTTTTCCTAAAAGCTGTTCCATATCACTAATATTTATATTTTTTTGGTAAAATTTTATAAATATCAGTAGAAACTTTTTTTTAAGAGGGGATTTCTATGCCTGAAGATAACCTAACAAAAGATGATCTAATGCTATTGATGGAAAGCTATCGAAACATGATAACAATGCATAAGACCATCTTAGATCAAAGCTCTAAAACAATCGAAAAACTTGATACGATTACAAATAAACAAGATTCAATCTCCACAAAACAGGGAACTGTTTGCAATAGTCTACATAATATTACACAAAAATTAGATGGAGTTGTTGGGGGAAATTCCATAACACAACAAAAATTAGACAACCATCACGAAAAATCAGTAGAAACACATGGGAAATTGGCTAATAAAATTCATCTAGGATGGATAGGAATGGGAACAATTATAATTGGTATACTTGGATTGGTTATAGCTATTTTAAGTCATTGGCCTATAATACCATAAGGAGTGAAAACAATGTCAGAAGAAGGAATAAAAGATGAGGTTAGAAAATTAAGAAAAACTATATTCAACATGCTAAATTATGCCAATATGTTTGTATTGGTATTAAATGAAGAAATGATAGTAAAATATTCAAATACTAGTTTAGCAAAAACACTTGGATTCGCCACATACAAGGATATGATTGGGAAATGTTGGATTGATTTCTTGGTTGAGGATGAAAGGCAACTCATAACAACTGTTCATAAATTGATAGCTGATGGGGAAGATTGGGAGAAATACAGAGAATTCAGGAACCATATAAAACCAATAAATGACAACAATCCTATCATGGTTCATTGGTTTAATTCACATATAAATACAGATTACAATTGGTCTTTTAGTTTTGGAATAACAAAAAATCCAAATCCAACTATGGTAAGCATGGAATCAATCAGAGATTATTATAAGGATATTATTGAATATGACAGAACTATGATTGAAGCAATGAGAAATACCATAATTGAAAAAGAACAAAAAACATGTAAACCTGCATTCATGTAGGAAATAAAAAAGGGGGAGCACAAAATGAAATATTTAAGTATTATTCTAATGAGTGTCCTACTTGCTTTTGCTTTGATAGCTTGTAGTGGAGTAGGTGTAAGACCTGTTCAACCATGCATTGTTGATGTACCAACTGATGATGGTAGAGTTGAAAAGGTTGAATTCAATGCTCTATGTGACAAAATTATTGCAGAAGGCAGAGAAAGTCACATTTGCGCTTTAAGAGAAGAACATCAAATTGATGCTTGTTATATCCATAGAGGAATGGAAGTTATTTCCAAAGAAGGATTAGTGATGGAAGGATATACATCAGCCGAATTTGAGAAATGGGGAGAATACATCAAGGATAGAGTTGAAGCAGGATTAACATATGGTATCCTTAGAGACTTGATGCTTGCACAATTCACCCGATTCAACAAACTTTTAGGAGCACAAGTATTGATTCTAGGTGATATGTTTCTTGAGCTACCGCAGGATACATTGATACCAAGAGATGATGCTATTATGATTGCATCATCCATAGATGATTTAGTAACTGAGGTTAAAGCATTAGGAATATGGCTAGAGTAAAATGGTCAAATGACCTTTTGGATATATATTACAAAATGAGACCAAAAATGGGAAGTGGAGACCTTATGGAATTCGCTTCTCATGGTTTCATTGGTAATGCAATTAGATTCTTCACAAAAAAAGATGTTAATCATACAGCTATAGTGTGGCATGTAGATGAATTCAAAAGGGTCAGAGACAGAAAGTTCATAATGGAAGCATTGGATTTCGGTATTGAATTGAACTTAATGTCCTGCCGATTGAAAGAATACAAAGGTGATGTTTATTGGTATCCACTAAAAGAGGAATATCATCACTTAAGAGATGAGGTAGCAAGTATTTGTCTTTTAGCTGAAGGTCGAACTGATGAAATTAGATATGATTACCTGAGTTTATTCAGGAACATGTGGACAAAAGTTAGTGTAGATGTAAAGAAAAACAGCTTTTGTTCAGAATTCGCTCAATGGGCCTTACAAGGTGCAAAGATACTATCTCCACCTTTAGAAAAAGCTCTAAGGCCGGGTGAATTTGACAATCTTGGAATTTATCATCCAAGAATAAAAATATATTCATGGAAGGGATAATGAAAAAATTATTATTTATATTGATGATTTTCCTCATAACATCTTGTACATTCAGGAGTTATGAGGTTAATTTCAATTATAATGTAGGTAACAATAGTATGGCAAATATTTCTGAATATGAGAAATATAAAGAGGAAGTTGCTAAAGCTGAAGGGGAAGGACAATATATTGAGATACCAAAAGGTTCAGGAAATCTAACAATATATATTCAAGCTGAAGTACCAAAGCATATAGAAACTACCGCAGAAGGTCAAATGTCCATACCATTCAAGATGTTACCTTGAGGGGGGATAAATGGAAGCTATTATAGCACAAATTATGGCAATCATAGGCCCGGCCTTGATTACTGCCATTGGTATTATTGTAACTTGGGGATTAAATGAACTTAGAAGGTGGGTCAAAGAACACACCAATAACAAAGCTGTTGATACAGCATTCAATTCCTTTGGAAAAATAACACAATCTGCTGTTATCAGAGCAGAACAAGCAATGAAGGAATTCGGAGCAGACGGTAAGATCACACCTTCAGAAGCTATGAAAATCAAAAGAATGGTATTTCAAGACATTAAGAGTCAGATAACACCCGAAACACAAAAGGTCTTGAAAAAAGCCGCTAATAACCTTGATGATTTGATTGATGCAAAGATTGAAGAAATGGTCTTCATGATGAAAAAGAAATACGGAAAATAGGAGATTGAGATGAATTTGATAGAGAAATATTTAGGTTTGGATGAAGCAAAAATTCATTTTCAAAGAATGAAATCAAAAAATTTTAATGAAGTGAGACATTCTGTTTCTTTATTACAAAGGACATATGATTCAATAGCAGAGATAAGAAGAAATTTAGAAGCATTAGATAATGAAGTAGGTGGAACATCTATGATGAAAGATATAAATAAACAAACTCAAAAAACATTATCTAGTTTAAATTTTTTAACTGATAGTATTGCATCTGCATTACATGAGTATAGGGGAATGTTGGCAAGTGCGAATGAATCAAAAAGTATGTCAACTCAAATGCAATGTATGGAATGTGGTCATAAGTTCAAAAAGAAACTTGGAAAAAATACTGTAGAAGTGAAATGCCCGAAATGCAAAGGGTATGATACTGAACCTGCATAGGAGAAATTATGAGATATCTCAATTACTTAAATGAAGATGTTATTAGCAAAGCTTTAGCTCTTGATGAACCCGAAATAGGAAAGGATTATCCACCTGAAAAGGCCAAAAGATATGTTGAGCTAATAAATAAAGCTCTTGAAGCTATGAAATCAAAGGAAGAAAATGATGCTAATGATGCTATAGTTCAAGATTTAAGAGACAAGAAAAAGAAGTGGAGCAATGTCAAAGGTGAAACTAAACCTAAAAAGACCAAGTTGGAAGTTCCCCCTGATCAACAACAAGAGGAACCACCACCTGAAGAAGCACCACCTGAAGAAGCACCAAAAGAAAGCAAATTAGTGAAAGCTCTTAAAGATAAGAAAGTAAGAAATCTTAAAAAAACGCTTTAACAGCACTCATATCACTATCTATTACACTTTCTTTTTGAATAGGTTCTAAAAGCAACCGAACCTTTTTGATAAAAAACTTATCAATCATAGTTTCAGCATCAAATTGAACCAATTCATTAAACTCAATAGGCCATTCATGAAAGGTTATTGTATCTATATTAAAAGGATTCTTTTTTACATACACCACCTTTGCCTTCAGCCCTTCATGAATGTCCTCATATTTATCCTGTATACCCAATTCTTTTAATAAAAGCCTATAATTATAGACTCCTTTCACATGCCAAGGTGTACCTTTTTTGGGTGTACCTGTTCCAAGATATTTTTTAATACCATTGACCCCTATATTAGCCGCTAATTCTTCAGGAGTTAGCTTATTTAGCTCTTTTTTGTATTTCCTAATGGTCTTGCCTATATCATCATCTAATTTCTGCTTCATAATCATTTCCATGACATTCTTCAGTCTTGGTCTGATAGCTTCTGCCGATTCTGACCGAACAATTTCAAGACCTGTAACCTTGATATCATTCTTGGGAACACCCTCTTTATCAAGCAACCAATATGCATATTTTTTCTTTTTGACAAATAAAGCTGTCTTAGCAATAATCTCCTGCTTAAACCCTATTTTGAAATCATGAACTTGAGAATTATAATCTCCTAATTGAACCTCATTGAAGATTCGATTATCAATATATCTCTCCATAATACTTGATATATCTTTAATCCATTCAATCTTGTCCTCATCAGGTAAAGTTTCCCATTCGGTCTGAAATCCTTGATCTTGAATCCATTCACCAAGACCAACAAACAATGAATCAGTATCAATGTATTTGACATAATCCTTTCTATGAGTAGATTTCTGTCCATCTCCTGAAAACATTGATAAAATATCTTGAGATGGGTCATTAAGTAAATCATTACAGAATTTCTCACCTGATTTGATTGTATGTCTCCCCCCTGCCGTTATAGCTTCAGCAATATAAGTATTGAAATATCTTGAATAAGGTACTGATAATATTCCAAAAAAAGCATTCATCATAATCTTCAAAGCAAGCTGTAAAGAATCATATTCCCTTTCTCTTTCCTTATATTTCTTCCAATCAGGAGAATCTTTCTCAAATTCATTAGCTTTCATTCCCATTTCATTCCGTTTATCTTTAACCTCTTTACGCTTAAAGAATACGTTTTTCTCAACCAATGCCACAACCCCCGGCTTATTTGTGGTAAAAACAGACCCACATGGAGCTATTGCAAACAGTCCTTTCTTTAGAGCAAGGTTAAACTTGGCAAGTTTAGAATTATCAAAATAAACAAGTTCCCATTCACTATTGATTTCTCTATACATTTTGAATGATGGGAACTCCCTCTTTCTTGTGTATGCAATAATTTCCTTCTCATCCAAAACAATAATCTTACCAAAGAAGGTTTCATTTGACATATTCATAGTGATAATATGAGATGGGTAGCTTGATGTAATATCAACATCCACAACCCATTCATGCAGTCCTCTTTGAGGTTGTTTGACATGAGCCGCAGTAAAAGGTTTCTGTTCACCACCTGCAAAATGGGGAGCACATAAACCGTTTCTCCTGTAATATGTCAACATTAAACCTTCAATTAATTGTGTCTGAGCATTATAATATTTTGCAGGACTCTTACATAACAAACTCAATGCCTGAATCATTCGGATATATCCAAGTTGATCTTCAAGGTCATTTACCCTTTCGCAGTCAACAACATTATAATCAACAAACATATTCCAATCCTTTTCAACCTGTTCTTGCATTGAATCATATGGATTTTCTAATTTACCAACACCCAATTCTGTCTGAGAAACATATTCAAGAGTATATCTTTCAAGGTTTTTTCCATACCACTTATATACATTATAATAATCAAGAATTGTCAACCCTGCCATATCAATATTGATATCATCAGATTGCTTTTGTTTCCATACACTTACAACATTAATAGGACTCATCCTTGAGTACATTTTCTTGCCTTCTTCTTCCCCCCATAGAACTATAGCTCTATTGACCAAATATGGAAGGTCAAAAGCCCAAATATTATAACCGCTTAAAACATCACATGGATATTTGTTCATAAAATTAAACAGGTATCTTAGAAGGTCTTCCTCACTTTTACAATGAATATACTTGACATTCTCTTTGTTGCCGCTATATTTCCTATTATGCAACACGTCATATCCAAATGTATATGTTCTACCTGTAATACCATCCCTGATTGATGCAAGAACTACAGGGTCTTGTGGTTTCCTAAAATCAGGGAACCCCTCATCAGGCATTACCTCAATATCCAAATAATATATTTTTAGCCTTGGAACATACATTTCATCATCAGGAATATCATAATACCTTTCTGATAAAAATTGAATTTCGTTTCTTACTTTGTTTTCAAAGACATTAGGATTTCTGTTGTCATTTACAAAATCCTTATATCTATAATAGCTGTTGAATTTTCGTTTACTGACACTTTTACCGAATATAGTCTTTGCATCAGCATCATCATCTTTGGTAGGTAGGAACACATATGGAGTCCAATCTATCTCATCATATAAATTTTCGCCATTAATTTGTTCCCATAAGTGAATTTTTGATTCTCTTGTATTATAATATACATTCTTAAACATTTACACCTTCCCCGACTTTATGACATTATTTCATGTCCATCAGTCTATGATTTATTTTGGTAGGGATGAGTGGATTCGAACCACTAAATTCTTGATTTTGAATCAAGTGCCTATGCCAAATTCGGCTACATCCCCTTGGTGAGGGTAGATGGATTCGAACCATCAGATTAGAGATTTTAAGTCTCTTGCCTATGCCAAATTCGGCTATACCCTCATGGTAGGAGTGGAAGGATTCGAACCTTCAGATTCATGGGCCTAAACCATGTGCCTATGCCAAATTCGGCTACACTCCCTAAAATTTATTGCTACTATCATCCCCATATATATCAGGATTACCATATATACTATCTGATTCTTCTTCAATTTTTTCAGATTCTTCAGATTTAGCTAAAACCTTTTCTTTTAGATTATTTATTTCCTCTTTTATTAATTTTCTATCTTCCTCTGTAATGATGGTATCAACATTCTCTTTCACTTGCTCAACAATTGATGGTTTATCATCAACCGTAATCTCAACTTCCTTCTCATCATCACCACCACCAAAAATAGAATATGCTATAAAAGCCCAAAAGATTAAACCACCTATTCCTATACTACTGCCTTTACTTGACATTTTTGCTCCTTTCAGATTTTAAATTCATCTTCTGTGAACAACCATTCACTTTGCCTTTCGAATTTCGTATCTTTGAAAAGCTGAAGGTCTTCTTTCAATAATGGTATCCCCTCATCCTGATATATACAATATGCAGGATGGACGGTAAATAATACAGGATATTCCCTTCCCCCTTCTAAGAGATAATCAGTAAACTTTCCCCTCTGTCTCAATATTCCTGTTGTTGTTCCGTTAAATATATATTTAGAATAATTACCTAAACATAAAATCTTTTCAGGGTCAACAACTTTTATATATTTTCTTACATAATCTTGACATTTCTCAAGCTGTCTTTCTGTGGGTTTACCATTGCGATTTTCAATAACAGGTCTGCATTGTACCGAATTTATTATAAGAAAATCTCTTGAATCAAACCCCAATTCGCCCATTGCAGTCCGTAATATCTCACCTGCCTTACCAACAAATGGAGTCTGCTTCCGAACCTCATTGAACCCCGGTGCTTCACCGATCATAACATACTTTGATCTCTTTGTCCATATGGGAATTGCTGTTCCATTATGACATAGCTTGCATTTTCGACAGGAACTAACCTGTTTATCTAATAATTCAAGCATTCTAACCTGTCTATCACCTAACATCACTCCCTTCTTCTCCTTCTTCCCCTTCTTTCAGTACCTTCATCCAATACAACCTGTTCTCTATCATCACCCGAAACTGTTGAATCCTCTATCCAAACTTCTTGTTCAGAGCTATCATACATTTTCAAGCTTCTCTTGTCAAGATAAAACCTATCTGATTGATTTGGCATACCAATTCTTGATTTAGTAATTCTATAAAGGATTTCAGACTCATACACCATCTGTTCCTCATCTGTTCCCAATAGACACATGAAATCTGCCGTTGCAGGTATACCCATTGATTCTGCCGTATAACTGAAATCCAATTCATTGAAATTCACAAAGAACCCTTCTCTATTTACCTGAGATACCGAAACAACAGGACACTTGAACTCAAAGGAAAGTGCTCTTAATTCCTCTGATATCCTCTTGACAGAAGAATACATATTGTTCTCAACCTTATAAGCTGATTTCATCAAGTTGATGTAGTCCACATATATGATATCAATATTTATATCTCTGAGAATTAACTCTCTTAGGTATGCTCTAAAATCAAGGACAGAAGCTTCCCCTGTTGGATACTCCTTTATGAATAATTCCCCTCTTGTTTCCCTGAATTCAGCAAGATTATCCCTCAAACTTCTCTGAAATCTATGTCTGTATGTCTCTGAAATATATATTCTATTCACATCAAGCTTTGAATAGATACCATCAAACCGTTGTGCAAATGCATCTTGAGACATTTCCAATGTAAGTATCACAACATTCTTGCCATTTAGAACCTGCCTAGAAGCGAAATTTGCCATAGTGTTTGATTTTCCACCATGTATCTTAGCTGTAAAAACAGAAAACGTCAAAGGGGGAAATCCACCATTAATAAACTCATCAAAAACAGGGAAATATGTTGGAACTCTTATATCGCTTGTATTGAATATTCGCCTAAGTCTCTCTCCTAACTGATCAAAGTATTTGAGACCCAAATCTATTTTGATATCTTTGATTAATGCCTGTTCAATCCGCTTCTGAACTAAATTTCGTCTATCAGGAACATCAACATCATCTACAGAATTGATGATTGCCTGTTTAAGTGCCTTCTCCTTCAAATAATCATTGGATTGACTCAACAGAAATTCATAGCTTTGTGCAACATCAAATTCAGCTTGATCTATTTGATCAAGCATATCCCTAATCTCATCAGGAGTATCCGTTGAATTGACAATAGAATCCCTTGATGGTATACTGTTGTATTCTTCACCATATTCCTTACAGAACTTAAATATGTGTCCTACATTAGGGTCATCAAAATATTCAGGTTCAAAAACTGAACTTGTTAGAATGAGAAAATCCTTATCTGCAAGCATACCTTTAAGTATGATTTTTTCTACAAAATCAGAATTTAATCTTTCCATGCAGAGCATTATACACTATTTTGACAAAATAATTAACTTTTTTTATAATTATTTTTGAGTTTTATGTTATACTTAAAAAAAATAAATAATAGAGGATAGTTATGAGTGAAGACCAAGAATTACAACAAATATTTGATGATCTAAAAGCCGAATATGATATTGAAAATGAAGCTCAATTTTCTGACCTTGACATTCAGGAAAAACTTAGAAAAAATGAATTCATGAAGATCAAATATCATGACCTTTGGCAATCCGAACTAAGAAAATATGAAATCCTTGAACGCAAAATGGATGCTTTAAAAGGCATAAGATACAAACATTATAGGTTCAATGATGATCATGAATGGCAGAAGAAAGAGATAGAAGATTATTGCCTACCATCTGACCCCAAGATAATAAAAATGAAAAAAATCATGGCAAAACAAATGGTTAGAGTAAAATTCTTTGATATGTGTTGGAAAGCTTTTAACAGTATGGGATGGAACATGAAAGTTTTTACAGATAGAGAAAAAATGGGAGTATAAATGCCATTAAAAAATAGAAAAAAACGTGCTATGTATCAAACATGGTTTGATATGAAAAAAAGATGCTTAAATCCCAATAGTCATGCATATAAAAACAAAGAGCAATATCAAAAATAAACAGAGGGTATACGTTCAAAAATGTATAAAGTACAGTTATTATTAAACAATAGTTACAAAATTAAGATAAAAACCAATAGTGATGA